GCATTCTCGATCGATCCACCACCCCCCTCTCCGCCATCACCCCCCCCCTTGGAGGCCCATGAAATGACCACGGCTGTTGCAGCACTGTCCAGCGCCACCGCGACCTTGGCCACCGCCCTGGCGGGCCAAAGCCGCTCGGATGGCAAGCAACGCTCCATGCCCATGCAGGAAATGGCGATGGATATGGATCCTGAAGATGACCCCGACGGCGACCCCGAGGAAACCTCTGAAGAGGAGGGCATGGAACCCGACGAAATGCAAAAGCCCAAAAAACCGATGGCCAGGCGTCGCCGTAGTGACAGCGTGGTGTCACGGCAGGAATACGAGCGGGTGGTGAACGCGCTGGCTGACAGCGAGCGAGCACACCAGACGGATCTCGGCCGGATGGATGCGATCAGCGAACGGCTCGCCGAACTGGAAGCAGATCTGGACACCAGGCTCGATTCCAGCGAGATCGATCTCGATGCGCTGGTCACCGAAAAGCTGGAGCTGCTGGAGCGGGCCAATGAATTGGCCGGTGAACGAATCGACCATTCCGGCCTATCGCCGCGACAACTGCAACTGGAAGCAATGCAGAAATCGGGTGTGGCGATCGAGCGCTTCGATAGTAAAACCGACGAATACGTGGCCGCGGCATTCGACACCTACTGCGATGCCAACACCAGCCCCAACCGCCTGGACCACTCATCCGCTCTGGAGCTCCTGCTTGGCAAAACTTCGGGAGAGACCACTTCTGATCCCCGCGAAGGATATAAACAACGGCTTGAAAGTGCTTCTCGACAACCGTTGGCCAGCAACTGACACATCTTTAGTTATCTGTCCTCTCGCTAACTGACCATGGCCTTGATCGTTACTCCAAATGCAAGCTCCGTTGATGACGGGGCCCAGATTGCGTACCCTCTGGCTGCCGATCGCGGCCTCCCGGGCCAAATCGCCGACCTAACTGAGGCGACGATTCGTACGGGGGCCAATGAAACTGCAGCCCGGATCCCGTTTGGGATTCCGGTGAGGCTGAACGGCTCTGGACTTCTCAACAACAGCTGTATTCCCCTCGCGGCCGCCGGCGCCATCTTGGGGCTCACTGCCCGGACTGCAGTAGCCGAACGCGATGGCCCCTCCGGTGCCTACGCCGATGGCATCCCGATTGGTGCCGCCGTCAACATCCTCACCCGCGGGCCCATCTACCTGGAGGTGATTGAAGCCGTAGCACTGACCGACAACCTGCGGTACTTCAAAACAGGGCCAAATGCCGGCAAGTGGGGCAAGACAGCATCCGCTGGCAATTCGCTGCTCCTGACCCCTGGTAACTGGGCGATTCGCAAGGCCGGCGCCGTAGGGACCGTCCTGCTCCTGGAAATCAACACCCCAGCGGCAATGAGTTTCACTGCCGACTGATCACCGTTCAAGCCCAAACCTCGCCAATCATCACCATGGCCATTCGCAACGACGCCCAGGCAGCAGCTGGAGCTTTTCTGCAACAAGAACTGCGGCACAAACTTGCTAAAGCCTATGAAAAAGAATACCCCGAGATTGTTTATAGCAAAATCTTGCCTGTCAGCTTTGAGGTTCCGGAAGGAGCGGAAACTTATACTTACGATCTATGGGATCGTGTCGGTGAGATGGATCTCATCAGCGACAGCGGTGATGATCTGCCCACCTCAGATGTTAAACGAGGTGAAGTAACTAACCAGATCCGCCAGTATGGCACTTCTTTTAGGTACACTACCGAAGAGATCCGGAAGGCTCAATTTGCTGGTATTAGCTTGGATCAGCGTAAAGCTGATGCCGCTCGATCGGCGTATGAAGAGCGTGCCAATCGAGTTGCCCTTTTTGGACAAGCCGGCACCGGTCTTAAAGGGTTCTTTAACCATCCAGCCGTAGACAGGCTGGTGATCACCGGCAGTGCCACCGATGGCTGGTTTGATGCCGCAAACATCACCCCTGATCAAATGGTTGCGATCTTAAATGAAGGAATAACATATCAAGGCAACGTGTCGAACCAGGTGGAAGCCGCAGATTCCCTGCTGTTGCCTTATACCGACCATCGCAAGGTGGCTACCACCAAGATGGGGACGAACGATTCCATGACCGTCCTTGACTTTTTCTTGAAATGTAACCCGCAAATCAAGCGGGTTATGGCAATCAACGAGTTGGACCCAAACAAATCGTTCGGCAATCTCAGCGCCAAGCGGATGGTGCTATACAAATTTTCCGAAGAAAAAGTGAAATTCATGATTTCCATGGCTCTTAAGTTCTTGCCGCCCCAGCCCGTAAATCTGGCCTTCAAGGTGCCAGCTGAAGCCAAATTTGCCGGCGTTGCTGCTTTCTTCCCCAAATCGATTACCTACATCGATAAAGGCTGATCAGCTTAATTCAGGCTCACATACCCAATTACCTCCCGTTTTATGGCTGCTACTGCAACTGCTCCCGCTCCAGCTTCTGCCAAGCCTGAGGTTGATTCCGATAAGGCGCCGGACCCTGCCATGCCCGCCGCTCCAGCCTCCGCAGCCCCTGCCGCTGCTGTGGAGGCTGGGGCCCCGGCCCACCGCCGTCTTGCCATTGCCTACACCCCTGAGGTGATCGAGGCGCAAACGGCTGCGATCCCCGCTGGCGACTTTGTCGTCTGTTGGGTGGGCCAAGAAGAGCGCCTTATCCTCAAACCCGGGCTGAATTTCGACATCGATCCTGGGCTGTGGGAAAAGGCCAAGGAGCGCTCCAGCGTCCAAGAATTGTTGGGTCAGCGGGCGATTGAAGAGATCGACCTGGGCGGCCCGACCGTCAACGACACCCCCGCCTTTGGCGTCACGCTGATCAAAACGTGCGACCAGGCCACGGCACTGCGCCTGGTGCATGTGTCGCGTGATGCCAAGCAGCTGGAAGGCTGGCTGGCCATGGAAGAGCGCACGACGGTGCGCAACAACATCGCCAACAAGCTCAAGCAGCTCAAGGACGGGAAGAGCTGATCATGGCGGTCCCGACCCTGGAGGCATTCCTGGAGAGATTCCCGGATCTGGTCATTCACCCGGTGCCGGTGATTGAAGATGCCCTGCTGGTGTCGGGAAAACTGTGTGCTGCGGAAGTTTGGGGCGACCTGCACGACAGCGGTGTGGGCTACTACGCAGCCCATCTGCTTGATCTGCGCAACCGCGAGATCGGCGCCATGGTCGGCCAGGCCGTCACGGGCATCTCTGGCACAGGGGTGAACGCCACCTTCTACGGCCAGCAATACGAAGCACTGCGCTCCACGCTGCCCACCGTGGGGATGGTTTTCTGATGTCCATTCCGTCGCTGCCGAATTCGAACTACGGCACCCACGCCAATGCTGTCCTGACATTTGCGGTGAGCGGCCTGGCCACGGTGGACGACCCGGAGACGGGCAATCCGGTGCCCCGGCCGGAAACGCTCACCTACACCGCAGCGCTGCGCATCGCACGGCCCGACTGGAAGGGCCAGCCGGGGATCGACATGACCGACTACAACTGCTCGGGCCGGCTGCTGGAGCCCCCCACCCTGGATCCACGGCTCACCAGTGGCTCCCAGGCAGAGGCCACCATCAATGGCTACAGCGGCACCTTTGAGCTGCGGCCGGACATCGGCATCAATCGGGTGGCCCTGCCTGCCATCCGCCAAGCGATCCAGGGCAAATTCACCATCGTGGGAGGCAGCCCCTGATGCCAATGGTCGACCTGCGGATTAATGGTGCCCTCGATGAGACCTTCGCCGATTTTGCGGCCTTCCTGGCCCGGCGTTTTACGGCCGAAATCCGGGAGGACAAATGGAACTGGCCCACCGATCCCTCCCCCCGGGACATCGTGGACACCGGCAACCTCGCTAAATCGCTACGGGTGGTTGGGCCCGAAACGGTTGATAGCCGCATAGAGATTCGTTTTGAGTGGGCAGCTCCTTATGCGGCTCCCGTGCATGACGGTGCGGTGTTCAAGCGCACCGGCAGCAACGGGCAGGCCCTGACGATGCCGGCCCGGCCCTGGACCCGGCCCGTGCTGTATGACCGGACCACCCTGCAGACGTACTTCGAGCGGCGTTTTGCTTTGGCCATGCAGCGCCAGGGCGATGGGGAAGAGCCTGAGGAGGTGGCATGAGCGACCAGCTGGTCGAACGTGGCGCCAACCTGCTCCAGATCCGAGAGCAGCTGCTGGATCTCTTCGGCGCCCAGCTGGGCGTCTACATCCTGCCCTCTGGGGCGACCAAGCCGGCCTTTTGGATCACCGGCGGCGGTAAGGGTCAGCATCGGGTGCCACCGGATTGGCGGATCCGCGGCATCGAGGCCGTTCTGCAGGGCCGGCCCGTTCGGCAGCCGCTCGGCGGCATCGGCACGATCATCGCCAACCGCATCTGGTCGTTGACATTTGTGTGTTACGACTCGACCCAAACCCTGGATGAAATCGACCTGTTGATCCTCCGGGCCTTCCCGGATGCGCTACGGCGCCCCCGTCCTGCCACCGACGACACCTACGAGCAGCTGAATGTGGAGCTGCCGGATGTCGTTACTATTCAACCAATTCAACTCACTTAGATCCCTCCCCCACAATGTCTGAAATTGCAATCGGCGCCAGCATCCACAAAGCAACCCGCAGTCTGGTACGGGTGGTTCCCTTAACCCTGCCCAATCGCTTATATGCAACCAGGGATAGCGCAGGCTTGATCACCCTGCCAACCCTGCCTACGGGACAGGGCTACGTCAATATGCCAGGTGTCACTAAACTTTCCTTCCAAATTGACGACAGAGAAGAAGAGTTCAACCTATTTGGCGATAATGGCTGGGTAGATTCTGTGACAGTAGGCTCAAGAGTCACCGGTTCAGGTGAGGTATTTTTTATGCGCAACATCGAAGTCTCAGCAGCTTCGGCGCCAGTATTCCAGGGCGACTACGCCGAAGACTTTGCCATAATTGAACGGTCACGCCACGACAAAGATTCTGAGGTTTATATTGAATTCCTCAAGGAAATGGGCCGCGCTCAAGGTACAAGCGGTGATTTTGTTTATGATTATGCCGGATTTAACGGCGTATTTAGGGGATACAACGATCCCAATGCCAGCAACGCTGGCCTTACCAAAATCAGTTTTAATCTGATGAGCCGCAGCGAGGCAGTATTTGGCCGTTACATTTCCGGCCCAACTCCTCTGCCGATTGGAGAAATCCAATCCACCCAGCTGGCGACGGCGCCGAGCTCGGGCACCCGCAGATGGGCCACATCCCCAGTGGACAACGCATCGGCCGTGGCGGTCTCGGCCGCGATCACTGTCACCTACACCAGCGATGGCACCGCTGCCCTGACGCAGCTGGCCCTACCCCCGACCGGTGGCGGTGGCTTCCGCCTGGAGAATGCCTCCTCAGGCGTCCAAATCTTGGCGGGCGTGTCGTTGGCATCCAACGTGGTGACCATCACCCCGGCCGCCTCCCTGCCGGCGGCCACAATCCTGCGGCTGCGGGTGGCCGATGGCGCCATCCAGCAGTCGGTGGACGCCTCCAACAACGCATCGGCCAACGGTGTGCGCAAGCCCCTGCAGGGCTTTGCCACCACCTTCCGGACTGCATGAACCTGATCGCCAGCCGGGGCCCTCGATGAATGACCCCGGCTTCTACCCCCTATTTGCGGCAGGGGACGGCTCCTGCCATTTGATCCATTGCGAAGTGACCTGCAACCGCATGGAGGTGGCCGTGATGATCATCGAGCCATCGTTTGGCGATGAATGGGCCCAGGTGACATCGGAGGCGGACTACGGGGGCGATCGTTGCGCCGTAAAACTGCCATCAGCCTGCGTGAATGCAAGCGAAAGACTTAAGATCTATAACGCAAGCCTTCCTTACAAAACGCTCGAATGACGACCAAGGCAAGGGATGCAGTCTTTGCATCATTTGAAGAACAATTTACGGAATTTGGCCCCATTCGATTGCGGCAATACAACGATTTGCTGGGTGGAGAGATTGAGGAATACGACCGGCAGCAACGGGAATCGGCCCAGTTGATGTTGCAGGTGAGCGAAATTGCTCGAACCATTGGCGAGCACCCGGATTCTGGGATGGATGCCGATCAGGCCTTCGCCCTGCTGAGCAGCCCTCAAACCGATGCCGCTCTCAAGATCTCCGTGGCCATGAAATGGGGCCCCCCGGGCGGCTTCGGGGGCGTTGCGGCCTTGTTGCCTGCAAAGGAGGAGCAGCACACCAGGATGATCACCCTGGCGGTGCTCAGCCGCGGCTCCGCCCAGGTGGATGGCGAATGGTTGCCCCTGCGGGAAGGCTGGAGCGACGCAGACTCCCGGGCGCTGCCGGGCAAACTCCGCACCGCCATCATCAATTTCATGGTGCAGGAAGGCAAGGGCGGGCCCCAGCCGGCAGAAGCGGGGGAGGCGGGGGGCGCCGGGGGGGGAAAGCCCCAGGGGGCGCCAGAAAGCAAACGATCCACGAACAAATAGCAAACCTACGGGCTTTTTTAGAGCGAAAACCAACCGATTGGAATAGCATCTACTTTCGCCTGGCTAGTTCTGATCTGCATGATCCCCGCTTTCATGCAGATCAATTCCATTTGCAACCAGTCGGCCACATCTTTAAGGCGGTCGAATGGCTCAATGAGCATGACCAGCAGAAGGCCAACATCCTTTCCCACACCACGGCCCGGCTGGCGGCGATCGTTCTGGCGATTGGATCCCAGGGCACGGCCAAAAGCGACCACACCGAATTCCTGCCTTTCTTGGCGCCACTCCCTGGAGGCAAGCCCAACATCAAGCCAGCCGTGATCGCCACCATCGAGGGGTTGATTCGCGCCAGGCGTCTGCCCATGGCCATTGTCGCCCTGCTGGCGGAGGACATTCGCTCGACCATGAAACCGGCAGAATGACCAATAGGCAATTGGTTCTTTGGCAGCAGGAGGGGAGGTCGATCTTGGTGCTGCCGTACTGCGGCTCTATGGCGATCGCAGCGAGCTGGACAAAGAACTGGAGAAGCTGCGTCGATATACCGAACAATTAGAAAAGCAGGGCATCAAGGTCAAATTTGACGCCGAAACCGGCAACGCCACCCGCGAGGTGAACACCCTCCAGCAGAAGCTGGTGGGTCTGCGCAGCACGCTGGAGGCCGTGAGCCGGGGCATGGAGGGAGATGCGTCGGCCTGGGAGAGCCTTGCCGACATGCTCACCAAGGCGGGCAAGAGCGCCGATGGCGGCTCTGGCGGCATCTCAAAAATGGCCGGTGGCCTGGCCGGCCTCAGCCGGGCGGCCGGGGTGGCGGTGCCAATCCTGGGTCAGATCGGCCTGGCGGCCATGGGCCTGCAGGCAATTTTCAACGGTGTGGCCGCGGCCGTTGGCTCAATCACCGGGCCCCTGCAAGCCCTGTCCCAGCAGACGGGCGAATTCAACAAACAGGTTGCTGAGGCCTCCATTTTCACGTCACAGGCCTTTGCCGTGATCGGCCCGGACGGCAAAGCCATTGAGGGGACCTCAAACCAGATGCGGGCCC